TGTGGGCGATCCCGATGCCGTGGCGGATCGTCCACGTGCGCCGCGACATCTTCGTCCGTAAAGGCGTGATGGATGTCCTGCGCGAACACGAGCGCGTCCACTACGAGCAGATGGAGCGCGAGTGGACAATCATCTGGCACATCAAGTATTTCGTCTTTCTCGCGAAATTCGGTTACAGACGGAACCCCTACGAGGTTGAAGCCTACAGGCGGTACTCGGCATGACGCTCGCGACCGACATCATCGACCGCGCCAACCAGATGAATTCGGACCGTATCTTCTGGGTCAACGTCTGGATGGACATTGCGCGGCTGGTGCTGCCGACCGAAAACCCGGAGACCAGCTTCAACCTGATGATGAGTGGAGTGCAGAAGGCCACCATCGGCTCGACCGCCGGCACACTGGGCGGGCTGACGTTTCCCAACGCGCCGTCACGGGTGAAGTCGATCTACGACAATACCGGCATGATGAGTTGCGAAAGACTGGCGTCCGGAATGGAGTCGCTGGTCACGCCGCAGTCGGAGAAGTGGCACGGGCTCGCCGTGTCCGACATCCTGCACGACCGCACCACGGACGAGGAAAACCAGTACCTCGAACGCTTGCGCGATTTCGTCTTCAACATGCGCTACGACCCTAAGGCGGGATTCATCCCGGCGCATCAGAAGGCCATGCGCTCGTGCATCGCCTTCGGCACCGGCATCCTCTACATCGAGCAGGATGACGGGCATCTTCGCCCCGGCGATACGGTCACGCCGATCCGCTACCAGTACGCGCCGCTGTGCGAGAACCTGCTCGACACCAACGACTGGGGCAACGTCGACACCAACTACCGCGTCCGCACCTTCACGGTGAAGCAGCTTTGCCAGAAGTTCGACGGCACCGACAAGCTGTCGACGCAGATCAAGCAGGCGGCGGACAACGGCGATTGGGACACGCGAGTTCAGGTGGTGCATGCGGTTTGCCCGCGCATGGAGGTTGGCAGCTACAACCTCGCCGGCACCATGAAGGGTTCGCCCATCGCCAGCTACTACGTCGAGCTTGATACCAAGCACCTCATTGCGGACGGCGGCTTCCACGAATTCCCCTACGCCGTCTACCACTGGCTGCAGCAGGACAACGGACCGTACGCGGAAAGCCCGGTCATGCTGGCGCTGTCCGAAATCAAGTCATTGCAACTGATGGGGAAAGGCGAGCTTCGTGCGTTCGGGCAATGGACCGACCCTCCGTTGGGCATGCCCAACGACGGCGTGATGAACCGTCCGAACCTTAATCCACGTGCCATTAACCCCGGCGCCGTGGGTCCGGACGGTTCGTTGCGCGTCAAACCGCTGATCACCGCGCAGAACCCCGACTTTGCCGAGAAGGTCATGGAGGTCCGGCGCAATCAGGTGCGCGAGACGCTTTACATCAACCTGTTCCAGACGCTGATCAAAAACCCGGAGATGACAGCGACCGAAGCGATGATCCGGGCCAACGAGAAGGGCGAGCTTCTCGGGCCGGCTGGTGGCAAGATACAGGCGGCCCTATCGCAAATGGTCGACCGCGAACTGGCAATCTGCCAGCGGCGCGGTGCCTTCCGCCCCTCGTCTCCATTGTTCCCGCCGGCGTCCCTGCACGGCACCTCGATCAACTGCAAGATGACGTCGCCGCTCGACCGTATGCGTCGGGCCAAGGAAGGCGTCGGCACCACCCAGCTTCTGAACATCGCGTTGCCGATGGTGAAGGTAAGGCCGAACATCCTCGACAACTTCGACCTCGACAGGACGGTCCGCGTCCTGCGCGAAATCTTCGGTGCGCCTGCCGAGATCATGACCACCGAGACTGCAATGGCCCAATCGAGAGAGGCTTCGGACCAGCAGATGAACATGATGAAGGCACTGGGTGCAGGTCAGCAGGGCGCCGAGATCGCCAAGAACGCCTCTATTGCCGGTCGCAATATGGGCGAAACGGCCCAGCAGGCGCCCGCCATCTCGCATGCACTCGGTGGACTACTCGATCAGATGAAGGGCAGTGTGCAGGGCAATGCGTCCGCTCCGGACCAAGCCGTAGGTGCCACAAATGCCCTTCTATCGCAGTTTGGTAAAGCTCCTATACCCGCATCCTCGGGCTTCCCAACGGGAGGCTGAAGCCAGACTGGCGGTCGCCTACCAGCGCGTCTTCACCGGCTCGCCCTCGATGGAAGACCAAGAACTGGTGCTGGTGGACCTCGCGCACTTCTCCGGCTTTTATCGCGTGACCCCGCCCGAATCGGGCGACCGCGACCACATCGTCTTCAATGAGGGGATGCGGACGCTTTACGGACGAATCTTCCAGTATTTGCGGATGTCGAACGACGAAATTCGCTCGCTCGAAACGGCGGCCAGACAAACAGCAGCACACTCCGGGCTTGCCCCGGAATTTTTGGAGGGATAAAAAGATGGCCGATGGCGCTCAAGGGTCCGCACAAGGCGGGCAACCCCAAGGCGGCAACTCCGGACAGCAAGCCTCGCATGTTGTTTCGGACTCGTCTTGGCTTTCAGGTCTGCAAGATGCAGGCAACCGCGATCTCGCCAAGGCAAAGGGATGGGACAAATCCAACACTCCGGACGTGGTGATCCACGGCTATCGAGAGTTGGAGAGTCGTCTCGGTAAGAGCATCACGCTTCCGGAGGCTACGGCGCCGAAGGAAGACTGGGATAAGCTCCACACCGCTTTGGGGAAACCCAAGACGCCCGGGGACTATTCGTTCAAGCTGCCCGATGGCGTCAAGGAGAACTTCCCGTACGACGACGCTTTTGCGACCGAGTACAAGAACTGGTCGTTTGAAGCGGGCCTTTCCCCACGCCAAGCCCAGTCAGTGCATGACAAGTTCGTGTTGCGCTTCCAATCGCAACTCGAAGCCGGCGTCGAGCAGATGAAGCGCAATGTCGGCACGGCACATCAGGAAATACTGGCGACGTGGGGTCCGGTGGAAAGCGATGGGTACAAGCAAAACTTGGCCCACGCCAAAGCCGGACTGAAGGGCCTAGGTCTGCAGGATACGTTCAAGGCGGCTGGGCTGATTGCTCAGGATGGCTCCATCGCGAACGCAAAACTCGCGTTCGCTTTGGCGACGGTCGGTGAAGGTCTTTATCGGGAAGATTCTGCTCGCGGCGGAGGCCCCGGCCATTTCACCACGACGAACCCGTGGAAAGAGGGTCAGGAAAACCTCGGTGAGCAAGGTCGCATCCATCGCGAGAACCCGGAACTGGCCCGGTCGCTTATCATCGCCGCAGGCAAAGACCCTGACAAAGCCCTGTTCAAGAACAGGTTTGGCAAGGACCACTAGCTGAAGACGACATGAGCGACCTCACACAGGAGATCGCTCATGGCTGTCACTCGGCTCTCCGACGTCATCGTGCCGTCTGTCTTTGTGCCCTACATGCTCAAAGAAACGATGGTGAAGTCGGCAATCTTCAATTCTGGCATCCTTCGGCAGGACGGCCAGCTTTCGACGTTCCTCTCAGGTGGTGGTCAGACGGTCAACGTGCCGTTCTGGAATGACCTGCAGGACTCGACCACGGCAAACATCTCCAGCGACGATCCGGCTCAGGCCGCAGTGCCCGACAAGATCACCGCTGCGCAGGACATCGCGATCCGCAACAACCGCAACAAGGCATGGTCGGACGCAGACCTCGTGTCCGAACTCGCCGGCGACGACCCGATGAAGCGCGTCGGTTCTCGCGTGGCGGCATGGTGGGCCCGCGAATTCCAGAGGTACTTGGTCTCCGGCCTGCGTGGCATCTTCGCCAGCAATACGGCGAACAATGGCGGCGACATGCAGGTGATCATCGGCACCGACGCCACCGGCGCAGCGGCAGCAGCGGAAAAGGTATCCGCCAACGCCATCCTCGATGCGGCGCAGACGATGGGCGATGCCAGCGACGTTCTCGACACCATCATCATGCACTCGGTGGTCTACACGAACCTCGCCAAGCAGAACCTGATCGACTTCATTCCGGACAGCGAAGGCAAGGTCCGCTTCCCCAGTTACCTCGGCTATCAGGTCATTAAAGACGACGGATGCCCGGCGGTCGCGGGAACGAACCGAATCATGTACTGGACCTTCCTGATCGGGAAGAACGCCATCGGCTGGGCGGAAGTACCGCCCGACGTGCCGGTGGAAACCTTCCGCCATCCTGAACAGGGCAACGGCGGTGGCGTCGAGGAGCTTTGGACCCGCCGGCAATTCTGCATGCACCCGTACGGGATCAAGTGGAATTCCGCGTCGATGGCCGGTCGGTCTCCGACCGACACCGAACTCCGCAACGCGACCAACTGGACCCGCGTCTATCCGGAGCGGAAACAAGTGCCGATGGCTGTCCTGCAGTCAAACGGCTAGAACTACGTGTCCAGCGCGTGGGCGCGTGGGCCTCGCGAGAGCGGACCGGCGGTAGTCACTCGGCAGACCCGCCGCCGGTCCATCGC